CGATGAGAAAAACCCAAAGGCGGGTATCATTGAACTAAGAAATGTAGACCCAATTAAGATTCGTAAGATTCGTGAAGTAAAAGAAGATAAGGATCCATTGACTGGTACTAAAATGATTAAGGGTGTGAAAGAGTATTACCTTTATCAAAACAATTCGATGTCAAAGTCATCTCAAGGATTGAAAATTTCAAAGGATGCTATTACATATGTAACATCGGGTGTATTAGATCCAAGTCGTAAACGAGTACTTTCTTATTTGGATAAGGCAATGAAGACTGTTAACCAGCTTCGTATGCTTGAAGATTCCTTAGTCATTTATCGTTTGTCAAGAGCACCTGAACGTCGTATATTCTATATTGATGTAGGTAACTTGCCAAAAGGTAAAGCTGAAGAATACCTAAGAAACATTATGACGAAGTATCGTAACAAGTTAGTATACAATGCTTCAACTGGAGAAATGCAAGATGATCGTAAACACATGTCGATGTTGGAGGACTTCTGGTTACCGCGTAGAGAAGGTGGCCGAGGCACAGAGATTACAACATTACCAGGAGGGGAAAACCTCGGGCAGATCGACGATATCGTCTACTTCCAAAAGAAACTATATAAGTCTCTCAACGTCCCAGTCAACAGACTCGAACAAGAAGCTCAGTTCTCCTTGGGTCGATCTTCTGAGATAACAAGGGATGAATTAAAGTTTCAGAAGTTTATTAATAGACTTCGTAAACGTTTTTCTATGTTATTCATGGATTTGCTACAAACACAGTTAGTACTTAAGGGTATTGTTACTGAAGAAGAATGGCAAGAAATGAAGCAATTTATTAATATTGACTACCAAAAAGATACTCACTTCTCAGAGCTAAAAGAATCTGAGTTACTTAGAGAGCGTCTTGGTACTCTTCGTGAAATGGATGAGTATGTTGGTAAGTACTTCTCTGCAGAATGGTTACGTAAAAATGTACTTATGCAGTCTGAAGAAGATATTAAAATGATTGATGACCAAATTGCAGCTGAAGGTGATGAGAATGAGGAACCTGATGATGATGCAGATTTGGATGTAGAAAACTAAATAATTATAAATAATCATTAGTAACAGGAGTGAAACATTATTATGCCGACTACAGAAGAATTGATTGATACCTTATCAAAAGGTGACATGGTACAAGCTGGACAAGCATTTACTGATTTAATGAATGCTAAAGTTCAAGACAGTTTAAACGATCGTAAGGTCGAATTAGGACAGCAAATGCATCTCTCTCCAGAAGAGATTGAGGCAATGAATGCAGAAGCTGAGCCTGATGAAGAAGAATTAGAAGACGAAGACGAAACTGAGGAAGAATCTGAAGAGGAAGCCGAAGAAGAGGAAGTTGAAGAAGATGAAGACATTCAACCAGATTCGACAGAGTCTTAACGAAGCAATTAAGCTTGCTTCTGGAGAAAAAGAAGTTAAGAGTATGAAAGTTGGAAAAGGAAAAAAGTTTCCAGCTATTATTACTAAGAAAGGATCTGCTTTTATAGCATATATTGATGGTGATAAACTAGATCAGTTTAAGAACCAGAAAGAAGCAGAAAAAGCAATTATGGATTTTACTAAGTTGATGGACAAATAAAAATGAAGTTAATCACGGAACATATCGAAGACGTACAGGTTATTACCGAAGCTAAAAACGATGGTAGTAAAAAGTACATCATTGAAGGCATTTTTATGCAGGCCAATAAGCCTAATAGAAATGGTCGTATGTATCCTCGTGAAATCCTAGAATCAGCGGTTAACAAATATGTAACCGAACAAGTTTCCAAAGGTAGAGCCGTTGGTGAGCTAAATCACCCTGAAGGACCTACCATCAATTTGGATAAAGTATCTCACAAGATTACTGAACTTTCGTGGGACGGTAATAATGTTGTGGGTAAGGCAACTATTTTGGATACTCCAATGGGTTTGATCGTACAAGGTCTGCTCGATGGTGAGGTTCAAGTGGGTGTCTCAAGTCGTGGAATGGGTAGTCTTGCTAATAAAGGCGGAGTGAATGTCGTAAATAATGACTTCATGTTAAATGCCGTGGATATCGTACAAGACCCATCTGCACCAGAAGCTTTCGTCAATGGCGTAATGGAAGGTGT